AAGTCCCAACATTTAACAACCCAACCAGCCAGCCAACCCGACCCGATCACCTGACCAACCGACCAGCAACCGACCAACTGCCAACCCTTCGCCCTTCTGCTTTCAGCTCGGGAAACACTCAGCATTCTCCCAAGTTACCGGTGACTGCATCCTGGTAACTTACTGCAATTCCGTTATCAAACCGTTACCAAAGCTTCTGCGGTTGGTCTGCCGTATGGGGGAGGCTCCCCTATCTTTTTCTGATATCGTTAGCCCTAGCAGATCCCGAACAATCTGCGAAAGGGTAGAAAATGTTTCAATACAAAGGCACGATTTCATTTCAATCAGATCAAGAACTGACACCTGAACAACTAGATCAAATTGTTTTTGCTATTCAGGTTCAGATGGAAGAACCAGCAGATGAAGAAGGAAACGATGTTGAGTTTTCAACTCGTGAAGTTCTAGTTTCTTTGGAGGTTTCAGAATGACAATGCCAACAACTTGCAAAGACTTTGTTTCACATCCTCACATTGTAGAAATTACGCGACAATACAAAGACGCAGAAGGAAACACGACAAAAGAAGAAAAGAGAGAAGGGTATTGCTATACCTGCCAAGAGGCTTCAGCATCAGAAACGCAAGGAACTTCGGCTATTGCTCAGGCTTTGATCGCTCTCGGTATTCCTGCAGATGTTCACCAAACTGGGGGCTTTACAATGTGCGTCTACATCAAAACGGGCGAAGAGTCCTACATCTATGCAAACGCTGAAGGCTTCTCTTTGTACAAAGATGCAGAGTGCGAAGGCTGGGCAAATTGTTTCTTTGCAGAATCTGAAACAACTCCAGAACAAAAAGCAAAGGCAATTCAAACAACAATGAAGACCGCAAACCTTGAGGCGTTGCCTCTTTAAGATCGAAACCCCTTCGGGGGTCGTGGCGTAATTCGTCACCTGATGAGATCAGATAACGAAAGGGTTAGAAGTGACAACTGCAACAATGACAAAGAAGCAACAAAAGCAAGAAAGTTATGACTATGCAAAGAAGCAACTTCTTGAATACTTCGTGACAGAAGGGGACACCATCTACACAGTTTTGAGAAGTGTTGCCCCTAGTGGAATGAGTCGCACAATGTCTCTCAAAGTGGCAAAGAATGGCAAGATCCTCGACCTCACCTATTACGCCTCGGTTGTTTTGGATTACCCACTCGTTGAGGTTAATGGATCACGAGCAATCCGCGTGGGTGGTTGTGGAATGGATATGGGATTTCACGCGGTTTACAGTCTTTCCCGCGTTCTATTTCGTGACAAGTACGAAGGACAACCTGACGCCGTAGACGCAGGCTATTCTCTTTCGCAGGCGTGGCTCTAATGAAATTAGATAAGCAAGTTTGGCACGGTTACACACGCGAGGCAGGCGAGACGGTTACATTCGCCTGCGAAGGAGAAGCAACAGTCACAGACGCGCACGGATGCGCGAGCCTATGGGTACGCGATAGCAGGGGCGACCTATTGAATGTGTGGAATTGTGAGGTAAGCGAGTGAGCGCCCTAACGCCTCGCGGTTGGTTTGTGCTGGGGATCGTTGCAACTATGGCTCTTTGGTTGCTGGTGCTGGTGTCTTCCTCCCTTTGGTGGGTTGGTGTTGGTGAGCTCGAGGCAGATCTCTTCGGCTGGTGTTGGGGAACAATGGCCGAATGCGTGAAGCTTTAGAGGCGAACTATCGCCCACCAAGAAAACCGGTGGGCGGTGGTCTGTTGCTAAATGGCGATAGAGGAAGAGAACGAGAGAGAGGGCGAACGATGAAGAAATGGGAAGTCACCTTTTTTGGTGACGATTGGAAGCTTGTTGTTTCTTTAGAGTATAAAGCAGATGATCTTGGTGGGCTGATAGAAGAGGCCAAAAGAAAAGCGGGAGAGGGCGAGTGCAAGATTAAACTCGAAGGTTACTATGAGGTACAAGAGAAAGAGGTGGAGTAATGGGATACGAACCACCACTAAACGACCCTGTATTCTACGCAGAAGAGGGAGAATTACCGGTGAAGTGCTTTATCTGTGGCGACCCATTAGATCGGGACGACATAGTGTGGGCAGATGTTGAAGGGCAAGTAAAGGAGAAAGGAGGCAACGATACCGCCTGGTGCGTTGTTTGTTTACCAAGCGAGAGGGAGAGTAATGAGTAAACTAATTTGCCACGCTGATGAGTGTGATAATTCTACAAGTGAGACATTCTTTCATTGTGAACAGCACGGTGGAGAAGATGGAGAGAGTAATGAATGAAGAGTATCTACGGGCTAAGGCGAAATTATGCCTAGATCAAGCTGAGATAGACTTGCAACAGGAGGAGATAGCGCGAGCTATCAAGAACCTAGAGCGTGCCAATAGTGCGCTATCGCGTTTGTTCGGACTAGAGGAAGGGAAAGACAATGAGTGACGGAAGAGTGCTACGCCTACTAGACAGCGGTACAAAATTTATGGGAGATAGTATTCACCCACCCAAATCAGACCTGATCCTATTCTATGAAGTGGTAGAGCCAGAGGGAGAGAACACGTGGGGCGGGGCTAGCTGCATAGAGGCTATCCAATGGCTATTCCTTGCACCGACAGGCTCACGCCTGTTGATAAGTGCGTGGGATAGTGATGAGGAGGACGCTCATCTAGTAGGGCAGAGCATAGATGTAACCGACCTTATCCAACAGGCAAGGCAGGTAGGGCGATGAGCTACTGGTTAGGGTTAGTCGTGGTAATGCTGGTAGCCTATGTACTTATTGTGTGGGAGGACAAACTTAATGACTGATGAGGTCAAGAAAAGAGTGGCAACAGCTAGCCGAAAGGCAGTAGGCCATCGTAACTACAGACGTGCAAGAGACAGGGCGTTAGTTCGCCTTGCTCATCTATACCCTGATACCTATAAGCAACTGCTTGAAATGGAGAAGATAGAAGATGAAAAGCAAGGGAAAAATTGGATTAGTATTGACGGCACTACTGTTCTTAGCGTGGGCGTACACACACGAGCCAACGCCGTCCCAGATGTTGCAGGACGTACCGATTATGAAAGCGCGTACGAAGGCAACTATGGAGGAGAAGCGTGAGAACAAGGCACTTGCGATTAGTTACCTCAACGCCCTCGGATACAACGACCAACAGGGAAAGTGTGCCATCACCCTATGGACCCGTGAGAGCAGGCTTGACCACCTCGCAGACAACAAACGATCAAGCGCTTACGGAATTGCTCAGCTCCTTAGAGAGAAAAGTAGCGACCCTAGTATCCAAATCCTCCACGCTGTGCGATACATTGAACACCGTTACTCAGGAAGTTTCTGCCGTGCTCTCCAGCACTCAGACCGAAGAGGATGGTACTAATGCTGACCGGTGTTAGTTTGTTTGCAGGTGTTGGTGGCTTTGACTTAGCTATGCAACGACAAGGAGTAAAGGTAGTAGCCTCGGTTGAGATAGACAAGAACTGCAACCAGGTATTGGCGCAGCATTTTCCTGACGCTACTCAATTTACAGATGTAACCACAGTTAAGGGAGAGGATCTAATAAATGCAGGATTTACACCACGCACAGGAATTATTACAGGAGGATTTCCCTGCCAAGACCTCAGCGTTGCTGGCAAAAGAGCTGGTCTTGCTGGCGAACGAAGCGGGTTATTCTGGGAGATTGCAAGACTTGTGGAAGAAACGCAAACAGAATACTTCATCATCGAAAACGTCCCTGGTTTGCTATCCAGTAACGAAGGAAAAGATTTTGGAGTCGTCATCGGGACGATGGCAGACCTCGGGTATTCTGTTGGATGGAGGGTGCTTGATGCTCAACACTTCGGAGTACCCCAGCGCAGGCGTAGAGTCTTCGTCGTTGGGCGACGTACTCCTAACTCAAGCGTTGCCGAAATACTCTTTAAGTCAGAAGGCTTGCGAAGGGATCTTACGCAGAGCAAACAAGAGGGGCAAGACCCTACCGCCAGCACTACAGAAAGCTTTGGTCAGACAGGCTTTGCCAAATACACACCAGGAGTAACAACACTTACTGCTACCGGTTACAAAAGACCCGAAGATAATGTGGTTGTAACTTCATCATCCTTTGGTGGATACACAGAAGGAGTTGGCACATTGCGTGCCAATGGTGGCGATCTAGGCGGAGGAAGTGAGAACCTTGTGGTTCACCAAGAGTAGGAGAGCACAGAATGTGGATGATTACGAAACGTGGATAACGGGGGGGGTAGTACCAACATTGAACGCATTTGATAATGGTGATGTGAGAGCGACAGTTATTATTTTTTATGGTAACAGAGTAGATGATGTGCGTTTACAAGGCGCTGTAATCAATACACTTCAAGCTAGAATGGGAACAGGAGGAAACAATATGCCTATGGTTGCTAAAGAAACTAATGTACGCCGCTTAACTCCAATAGAGTGTGAAAGATTGCAGGGTTTCCCTGATGATTGGACTGCTGGACAGTCAGACTCAACTAGGTATAAACAGATGGGTAATGCTGTAGCTGTACCTGTAGTTGAATGGATCGTACAAGGTATAGTAGATGTGGCTAAGGTTTCATAACTACTAATGCCGACGGGAAGGGAGCGGAATTACGCTGGTCCCCAAACTTGAGACGACCTCTAATGAATTCGATTTCGTGCGTAATACAATGCTCGTGCCACCAGGAAGTGTCAGTTCGGGAGGGAACCAGTAATACCACTGTGCATCCCTTCTTGCTTTCAGCTTCTGCTTTAGCAACCCAATCTTTGATTGTGCGTCCGTAGGGTGGGTTAAGCCACACGGTCCCACCGTTACTATCGCTAGCCCAGTCATTATGAAACGCATCTCTACGCGCTGGCTCAGGATGGTCTGGGCCATACCAGTTGTCGGGTACGAGAGTGGATGATTGCAACGCTGCTGCGTCCAAAGAAAAACTAAACGTGTCGTTGTATCTGTCGAAGAAAGCACGTGGTGTAGTCCACGTATCATCGTTGGAGGTTTTGAAAGTATCAGTTTTATAGAACCCTTCAGTCATTATCCACCATTACTATAGAAGCCTTTACCTTTGAAGGTTACACCAGGTGAGTCCCACTTACGCACCATTGGTATGTGGCAGTCAAAGCAGGACGGCTCACGAGGTTGCTCGTGGATAGACCGTTCAATAGTTAATTCACTGTTGCAATCAGGGCAACGATAGTCATACTGCATCAGAGCTGCACCGCCTCATCTATGGGTAAGTATCCTACTAA